GTTTGTTTAGAGTGCATGGGTGATGATTCTATTGGGTCTATATCTCCAGAAGTGGAAGATAGGTTCAATATGGTTACACTTTCAAAAGCTTTTAAAGAAGTTTTCGGTATGAAGTATACATCTCCAGATAAAACAGCCGCTTCCGTAGAGGAACCATTTATGGCTGATGATGCTTCAATTCGATTTTTGGGTAGAGATTTTCATATAGATTCCAAAGGTAGGGTTATTGGCCGTTTAAATATTGCCACTATCCAAGGAATAATGTGTTATTACACGGGAGTTCCTGGCATGCAATGGCATGAAGAACTTCAAATGCGTCAAGATGCTGCTTGTCGCGAGCTTTCGTTGTATCCTCAGCACGTTTATATTGAGGTTATGGAGCAAATAAAGCAGCAATGGGCTAAGAAACCTGCCGGTAAACAAAAACATAAACCAAATGTATTTCCTTATGAATACTGGCATAATAAAGTTCTTACTGATTGGGAACACGGGGGTTTGGTTACTCCCTATTGTAAATTTGTATTTTAGGGCCTGCATCAAGTGATGTAGGCCCGTGCTTTTGCACATTAGATAGTTTTATTTTATATCAATATTATTTATTAACCAGTGGGTTAGCGAACCCCACCAAAACATCGCCGCCTGGTCTCAGTACAATGCTGGTGACACTAGAACCGGGAAAGACCCATTGGCAAGGCTCCAGACTTGGTCCAATATGACTGCGAAGAACAAGCTAGCCGTTTTGTTTTAGCGATAGTAAATTACTGGCTGCCGAAGATTTTATGAAAACTGAAGTTCCTATCTCTGTAGATTTAACTCAACAATTGACCAATATAATTGATCAAGAGAAGATTGATTCTCAAAGAGTAGTCGAACGATTACCTTTTTCCGATCCTTATCCTGACAAGACTCCCTCTTCAGTTTTAACTAGAGAGTTTCTTATTTCATCTCAAAATATAGCTGTAGGTACTGATATTACCTTGTGGCCTTGGGACTTGTTGTTGGCACAACCTGTTATCAAGGCTTATTTAGCTCCTTTTCGTTTTATTCGCGCTGGATTGAAGTTAAAATTTCAATTTGTCACCACGCCCATGCAATATGGTATGGTTGGTATTTCACACTTGCCTTATATGATAAATACTGACACTTACATGACAAGTGTTATTCAGCAATCACAAGCTGATCAAGAACTTCTTGATGTTAGCTCTCAAGAAGCCTATATATTAGATCTTCCATGGATGAATCCTTTTGAATTTATCAATGGTACAGATGTTGTACAAAGACAATGGCGGGTTATGGTACACCCCTATTATGTTGGTACGGTTACCGCAGGTACTTCTGCTGTTGTTCGGATGGACATTTTTGCATCATTTTCACAGTTGCATTGTGCCGGATATGTGCAGCCGGATTATACTAC